AGTGATTACGATCCCGAGCAGCTGAAGGCTGGCGTTGCGGTTGAGAAGGAGCATACGGATGATGAAGCGGTTGCCAAGAAGATCGCTAAGGATCATCTGGAGGAAATCTCGACGTATTATACGCATCTCAAAGAGATGGAAGATGAGCATAAGAATGATGAAGTGAAGGGCAGGCTGTAAGGACTGTAACAATGGCAGATTGTGAATATGAACGAATGCATGAAACTTGGCATCCGGTATCTAATACCACCGACGCCACACAGAGAGCTTTCCTTCACCGTTCATATTCCTGTGCGATGTTCTATTGTCCGTATCCGGATCGGAAATGTAAGGTGAAAGAGGGACCATGAGTTCGTTTTACGTGGGTATCGAACCCGCAGGCAATCCGGGCGAAAGCACAACAATCTCTGTGACCGAATTTACCTTGGACCCGATCCTGCTGTATAAAGTCCGGTACCTTCAGCGGTTCCCCGAGGGTGCGCCGTACCCGATGATCATCGAGACCGTCAACCAGATCCGAGAGGAACTGAGGGGCGGGCTGGTCGTATTAAATTCTACCTTCATTGGTGATCCCGTGCGGGACATGTTCAAGACCGGCGGCATCTCGCCTGTCAGCATCTACGTGGCGAACGTCAAGGCCGCTATTAAACCGCATATCGAGAATGCCGTGGATCCCCTCAGGCGCTATGATCACCTTTTTTGGGAAGTCCCGTATCTGGATATCGTGAGTGTCTTGCAGGTAGCCTTCCAGAAAGGTCAGCTTCAGATCGCACCCGATATGGATCTCGCGCAAAGTCTGATTGACGAGATCATGACGTTCCGGCTGGACGTATCGCCGTCCGGCAAGATCGAGAAGCTGAGGATTGATCAGAACGCCGACCTCTTGCTATCCGTAGCGATCTCCGTCTACACGGCAGCACGGTTTGGCGGGAACCCTATTCCCATCGAGAACCTGACCACGGAGAATGTCGGAACGCCTGAAATTCTGGACGATGACGCTCGCAGGATGCCAAAAATCTGGGACTCACAGGAACAAAGTAACAATCAGCAAAGGCCACGTTTGAAATATGCTTGGGCGCAACCCTCTCAGCAATCGCCCTCAAACAATAATTTACCGGGATTGATGTAAAATGAGATTTCCTTTCCAAGATCCTGAAAAAGAAATGCAAAGACGTAAGAACGTAAGCAAATCCTTGACAGGCAAATATACCGGAGAGAAACATCCATTTTTCGGAAAACATCATACGGAAGAGACAAAAGAACTGCAACGAGAGGCTGGGAAGAAGTTCAGACACAATCAGGAAAGCAAAGATCAAATTAGTAGAAACCAACAGGGGGAAAAGAACCACAATTTCGGTATATCAATTCCTATTGAGACACGGCAACGAATGTCACTTTCTCATAGAACAGAGAAGAACCTACTTCAAACTGTTGAGAGAAAATTGGGTGGATTTTGGTATGGGAACGTCCGGTATTATGACGGCCCGCAGTACTGCGAGAAGTTCAATGAAAACCTGAAAGAACGGGTTCGAGCCTTCTTCGGATATCGTTGTGTTGAATGTGGCGCACCTCAATCAGGACGAAAATTACACGTTCATCATGTCCATTACAATAAGAAAATGTGTTGTGATGGAACGCCCCGGTCACTTGTTCCACTTTGCCATAAATGCCACTCAAAAACAACAGCCGGAGATCGTGCATATTGGAGCAGTCATTTTCAGGAGATGATCGACATGTACTACGGTGGCCGATGTTGGCTTACGATTGATGAGATGATGAACACCCAGCCGGGCGGCGGTATAAAGTACCACTGGCACCAGCCGGGCAAGAAGACCCCGCAAGGCGGCAGGGAACTGCCGGGACTGATGTGATTATCATGACAGAAGAAAAGGACGCTAATTTAATGCAGCCGGGCAAAGCATACGTCCCGGTTGGATCGAATGTTGAACAGCACAAACACGGCGGCGAAGGCTCCGGTAATTTCGGACACGAGGGGCGACCCGGGGAGGTTGGAGGATCTGGGTCCGGCGGGGGATCACACTCCTTTGATAAAGCAGGAAAGAAAGTTACCCTATCTGGCACAAGAACCCGTAGCGATAATGCACGACGGAGTGCAGAAATTAAGATGGATGTCAATGGAAAATCTGGGTGGGTGAGTGATGTATATGAATCTAAACAATCACCTACCGGATACCTGATGACTGTGAATCCATACGCTGATGCCACTAAAGAACTTGCTGGAGGAAAAAAGGCAGATCGGATCTCTATTGATAGAGAGACGTATGATTTTGCAAAAGGAGAACTGGATCGTGCCACTTCAGAACGCATTAAAGAAGCATCTGCAAAGCCACTCACTACATGGGAAGCAAGCGAGGGGGGATATGGTGTACTTAACGATCCATTCCCTACAGGTGTTGATGATATCTGGCATGACGAAGCAACCGCAATAAAAAAAGACATCTCCTCTTTATCAGATAGGGAAAAATCTGTTTTCCGATCAGAAGTCGAATCACGATCAACACGTACTGGGGGTACTGTTGGCGAGGGAAAACGTACCATATCACACGACGATCTTAAATCAGCACTTGCCGCTGCAAAAGGATCACAGAAACCAACACCCGCATCAACTCCCGAAGCGAAAGCCCGAGAAAAATTCGCGTATGATGTAGATGTAATGGAATCAGGAAAAGGATATGCAGATTCTTCGAGGGGGATGTCTGGCCCTCTCCACAAATGGAGCTAAAAAATGTTAAATTTTTCTTGGATATCTCCGCCCAATAGCGACAAAGAACGCATCCATATCTGTGGCGCCGAAATCCAGCGGAATAAACTTCTCATTTGGCTTATCGGTGTTTGTTGTGCACCCAACACGGATCTCTGGATGCCTGTACCCAAACAGGAACAGCGCACGTTTTTCAGGGGTATGAAGGGTTGCATTTGGGGTGTTGGGGTTGATACCCGTAATCCCCTGTATCTCCTGTACATTCGCCTTATCGTCTGCAAGGATCTCCTTATACATCTCTATGAGTTCCATTTTCATTCTCTCCACCCTCTTCGGGTAATTTATACTTTATTTTCTGACTATTTATACTTTATCCCATTTGTTACAGTCGGAGGAACAACATGAGACAAATACGCAACAAAGCACCGAGACCGGGCCAGAGTGACCTTTCGGGGTCAATGGCCGTCCCTTATCCGGCCCAGAATCCGCCGGGCGCACAGCAGGATCCCAATCTGGGAAACATTGCCGGGCCTGCCGGATCAGAACGGACATCCGCATTGACCGTGAACAATCCAGCCGGAGCAATTCAAGCCTATCCCCCGCAGGGATTCGGGGCGCCTGAACGGATAGACCGCGGGGATGAACAGGGGATAATCTATCTCTCATCATTCGGCAATTATTTCCGCGTACCCAAGTATACAACATCCATCATCAGAAAATACCAAGACAACGTTTATAGCGCAGGAATATTCCACAAACAACGCCATATGCTGTTCCGCGAGAAGTACGAGATCATCATCCATGATCCGGACGGCGAGACTGACACGGACGAGTGCACGGCGATTGTCAACGATATGGTGAAGATGCTGGATGCCGTGATGGTGCAGCCGCATACCTACGGGTTACAGGCGGCTATTGAAATGTCATGGGCGGATTGTTTCTGGTTCGGCATCTCGCTGTTCAACCCCGTATGGGATTGGGACGATAACGTCTACACGCTCCAAAAACTCCGACACCTCCCCGCCGAATCCTTCGGCACGCAACCCTATGGCCGCCCGTTCCTGTATTCGGATATCATGCAGGGGATTGTCATCAGTCCCTATGATGGATCCGTGGAATACTTCCAGACGCTCTATATGCCGCAGAACAACGCTCCGCCGGGGCCGGTAGTGAGCACGCAGTTCCTGCAAACCAAGCTGACCAACATTGTGACGATCAAGGATCCCGCCTTCCCTGACCTCGCGGGAAAACCCGTGATGTTACCGATCTTCCCGCTGATCGCCATGCTGGATTTCACATGGCAGGCTCAGGTTCAGCGTGTTAACCGGATCGGTGCACCGATCCTGTTCCTCAAGATCATCAACCCGCAGGGGAACGATATTGAGTACGGCCAGCTGCTCCTTCAAAACTGGGGCAAAAATTCTGGGTTCCAACTAAGAGCGAACTTCGAGATCATTGAGCCGGGCATACAGGATTCCGGATCAGCCCTTGAGACCATCGATGCACTCGACCGGCTGATCACGCAATACTTCAACGCCGCCAACCAGATCCAGCGGTCACAGTCGGCACCATTAAGCGGGGCGTCCGGCAGTGAGAAGGAGATGGTAGATGATTACACCCGGAACGTCCATTCGTGGCTTGAAACCCAGTGGTCACATATCCTTCAGGAATATCTTGATGTGAACGGCTATGAGGGCTATACGGTGGAGATCGACATCCCTGATCCGAGCATCGATCGCAGCACCATTGAACTCCAACAGGCTGACAAACTCTTCACCACCAAGACCGGTCTGCCGAACGAGATCCGGAAGAAACTAGGGGTTGATGAACTGGATGCCGAGGGCCTTGCGGAACTCAAGGAGCACTATGCCTCCATGACCCCGCCGTCGCCCTTCGGGGCATTCGGGGGAGCAGAGCCGGCCCAACCCGGCCCTGAGGAGGGTACTGAGCCGGCACCCACAGGTCCGGAAGATGGGGAGGAGCCGGCTAAGAGTGGCGATGAATCACCGCTCATGCAGAAAGCCCGGTTGGCCCTTGAAGCCGTGCGGGCGGATGAACTCAATCCTGACCGGTACGTGGATGACAGCAAGGTCAAGAAGATCGTGAATGCCGCGCTGGATGAAGGTTCGGCGTTCCCGCAGGATCCCACCGATACCACGGAGAATATCGGTGGCAGCGGTATAACGGCAAAGGATTACTGGCCTTCCGCGGGAGAAGCGCCGCAGGACGTGATCAAGATCCTGACGGAATCTTACCAATATGCCAGCAGCGTATCGAAGTTCCCGCCAGACTCATCGAATCGGGATTGTGAGGCGCGAGAATACGCATGGCAGGCGGTAACAAAGGCCGGATGGAAAAAGAACAGGGATGGCGAATGGGTGCAGGCCGATAATGCACCCGAACAGAAGGGAGGAATAAATCATGGATGACAAGGAAATCAAAGACGTAAAGCAGTATGATCCGAATGTCAACACGGCCGGGTACGCTCATGTCCCGATTGGTCAGAAGGTTGAACCGGTAACAAAGAGTGAGTGAATGGATTCATGTTGGAACTGCGGATGTCGGACGATCCAGCAGGTCTGTAACAATCCCAACTCTCCTCTTTACCGGCACCACGCCGGCCACAAGTGTTCAGACTGGCATAAGGCAGTGCACGTTCCGAAAGGATGGTATGCCGGGCGGTATCGGAAATGACGGCGGAATGTCATACCTGTCTCTCACGAAGAACCTGCCCGTTGTCACTTCAAAATAAGAAACAGGCTAAGCAGGAAGATTGTAACGGGTACAAATCCGATCCCGAATCACCGTGGAATCAGGGATGGCTATGAAGGACAGAAGCAAGCAACTTTCAAAGACCACATGGAAGGATCCCACGCGGTCACTCTCGCGGCTGGCAAGGATCGAGAGTAAACTGGTCGGTCTCTTCCGGAACTACCGCAAGCGCGTACTGGCGGAACTCAAGCCGGCCGAGCACCCATTTACGCAGATGGAACCCCACACGCAAATAGTGCCAGAATGGTATCATGGCTTCTCCATAGACCACTTTTTCCAGCGATTAGAGGATCTGTCCATGCAAGAGCTTATCGGCCCTGCAAACGCGATTCTTGAGAAGGAGATCCCGGACGCATTCACGCACGGTACCAAGTATGCTGATCTGAACCTCAAGGCCAAGATGGGAATCAAGTTGGGCGCACCGTTGGAGGAGAGGCAACGGGCATGGCAGAAAGTCGGGGCGCTTGTCGAGAAGTCCAAGGGGGAATTCAAGGGCGTCAGTGATGCCGTCAACCAGCAGATCCGCAGGGCCGTGGCGGATGGCATGGTTAATGAGGATTCCTTATCGACTGTAACAAAATCCATTCAGGACGTGACGGCGGATATCGGGGAAGTCCGGGCCCGCATGATCGCCCGCACGGAGACCATGAAGGCCATCAATACGGGGGCCATTGAGAGGTACAGCAAGATTGGAATCGATAAGGTGGAATGGTTGGCCGCAGAAGATGAGCGTGTGTGTGATCGCGATTTAGGATTCCCGGGAGGGGAGAATGGGTGTGGAGGACTTGATGGACAAATCTTTGATATTGATAAAGCGCCACCGTGCCCCGCACACATTTTCTGCCGATGTACCCTCATACCTTACGTCGATACTGGTGACGAAGAAGAGGGAGCCACGCAGAAACAGCCACACACTCACTGTACCTGCGGACACGAACAAATCACGGGCGGCCAAGGGAGATTCCTATAATGGCATTCGCACGGGCATATTCTGAGAAAGAACAGAAGTATATCATTGACTGGCATCACGAGAAATCACCCGGGGCGATCGCCGCCGAACTGAACAAATGGCCGGAGAATAAAGATGATCCACGGGAGGCATCGGGCATCCGGAAGTTCCTGTATCGCAGGCGCCGGATGGCCGTGCCGGGTGATGAAGACGTTCCCATACCTTAAATGAGCCATAAAAGTAAGAATCGCCTTATCCTTTCGTAAGGAGCACGGGCATTTCCCACTCCTATTGATCTCTAAAAACTCTAAAAATTTCAAAAATGTCTTGGAAGTGAATGAACATGGGATTCTTTCATGCCTTTACGCAGCTCACGGCAGCAGGCGTTACAACTGCGCTGAATGTCGGTGATCTGACAGAACACGTCCTTCAGTACAAAGTGGCGGCAATCAATGATAATGTCGTGCTTCGTATGGAGGGAAGTGTTGATGGCGATAACTGGTTCAACCTCTCAAGCGAGAACGTTGAGGTTACAGTCGTTGCCAATGAAACGAACGCCTTTGTCTATTCGGGCAAAGTGAACTATATCCGGGGCAGGTTCGTCAGCGAATCCGGCGGAACGGATGCCACGGTGGATTTCGTCTATACAGGACGGTGATCAAGAATGGTACATATTCTCACAAAGGAAACGTCAAGTGGCCTGATGCCAACGACCTTCTCCTATAAGGCAGCAGTCAAGTGCGCGACAACCACGAACGGCACGCTGGCGACCGCTTATGCGGCCGGGCAGCTGGTTGATGGCGTGACGCTCGTTACGGGTGATCGGATCCTGATTAAAGATCAGTCAACAGCATCCCAGAACGGG